TTTCACAGTTCCAAACCCCAACTGCACCTCGCAGCGCCGTCGGTTTTTTCAGGTCTGGTCGCCTTGCAGGTCGCCCCGCCCGGCTGATCACTCAGTCTACTTTGGGTCGGCTCATATTATTGTGCCGTCCCTTTCGCCGCCCTCATCGAGCCGACCCCGACCCCAGGCCCAGCGCAGCAATTGCCGGCCCACACACCCGCGTACCAGATGGGTTCAAGCACGCATTGGGCGGGGGAATATAGACCTGGGACGTCAGGGAGTACCCCTTCGCAAGGAGGGCTCTAGAGAAGCTAGAGGTAATCCCTAAAGCAAGCTTTTTAACGCTGTTACACGCTGTCCAGCCGCTCTATCTTTTGCTCTTAAGCTCCAGCACACTGAAAGAGAGGCCTGAAGCCGAAAATAATCCCAAAGCTAGGCCTACCCGCACACTAAAGCGTTCGCTGTAAGTGTTAAGAGTACTCTAAACTTTTCTTTTTTTCCGGCTCAGCTCGCTTATCGATTTGCTCACCAAGACATGAGAGGAAAAGATCCTCGTCGAAGTCAGTCTGATTGGGCAACCCAAGAGCATTGATGGAACCGTCAAACAACTCCCGACCCACCCACGCACGATTCGCAAACTCACGCTCATTACTTTCCACAGAACCTCTTGTGATGCGGATCTTCATAGTCTCGAGCAATAACGCATCATCAGAACCCTTCTGCCGAGGAAACAAATACGCCTCAGGGAGACTCACTTTCACATCATCGTAAAGCAAACTCTCACCCAGCACATTCTGAAACTCCCTCTCCGTGCGGCTAATGAACTCCGGATCAACCATTGCTGTTACCACCTCGTCAGCGGCTGATGGCAAAGATCGAATCACATCGAGACGGTCGAAGCTCACAGCCTCGACGTTCTCCTTCTCACCAAAATCTTTCAGAGCTACATCTTCGTACAGACTACGCATGTTCATCGGCATCTTGTGAACTGGTAACTCCGCACTAGCGCCAGCTGGCTCTTCAACCTCCACAGAAGCCTTATAACGCGCTTCACGAATAGACGCAATCCTCTCATCCCTCCGAAGGAACTTAGCACCTGTCAAAGCACGCTGAGAATGCGCAAACCAATCGAACGTTCGCTTCTCACCCGTAGCCTGAGTCTTGAGTAGGGCACCAAACACAACATGCCCTTCAATCGCCTTCCTAGAAGAGGCATTTGCCTCTCGAATGAGTAGGATACCCTCAGTAGAGCGACACACAGCTGTCCAAATGTCTAAGGGTTGTACAGCACTCATCATTGAGCTATCGATCAAGAATTGAACAATACGATGCTCCTGACCTTGAATGCCACCGCTCGTGAAAGCGTTATACCCCAATTGGCGTCGCCTCTGCACAGTTGGATCGGACGAGCAAATCAGTGGAATGTGCTTAAGAGCTCCAGTGACGATCTTGACCCAGCCCCGTTTCGGGTTGGAACTAGGGACACCAGAAACAGACGCCAGCAGCTGCGGATTCCTATGAGACCAAACCCAATAAGGAACGTCTCCGCAAGCTTTCATCAGCCACTTGCACTCATTCTCCATGGTATTCAACTCCGACTCCTTATTGGGATTGTTGAAATTGTTCTGATCAGGCGCTCCCGTCACATAGAAGTGGGTGGCTACACCTGTCAAAGCAAAAGCAGCCACCAAGCCAGGTTGAGCCAAGGAAGCTTCATCAAGCATCATGAAGTTTGAGTTCCTGCAAAACGCATTCTCCGGAGTGTTATGACTGGTTGCTGCCTTCTTCGGACCAATCTCCTTGTATAGCTTGCCTCTGAGAATGGTGCGAGGAGCTACCGTTTGCCACACCCTCGCGTACGCCTCAGTCGCGGGTCGCGACTTAAGGAAAGCCACCATAGGGCTTGACTTGCTACAGCCACTATACCCGCACACCATCCGCACCCAGATCTTCTTTCTCTTCGTGATCTCTGCTGCTCGCTTCAACTTTCTAGCCAAATCGAGAACGAAAGCATTACTAGGGTTGGACTTCATCACACCCGTCCTGCCATCCTCCAGCTCCTTCAAGAGTTGATCACTGCGACTCTCGTCTACCTCGATCTCAACCCATTTGCCCGGGATGGGCTCACCATGTTCATCCTTAAAGTTCTCCATATCATCCAGGAACTTCTTGAACATAGGACCAACCGCTACACTACGACCTATATCCTTGGCGATATGAGGCACAACTGGTGCCGAGGTCAAAATCGAGTAATGCTTCTTCTCCAAGTCAAACTCTATGCAACCGACAACTCGACCAGTGACACAGCCTAAAGTTTGCTCTCGGCAACCAGGTTTTGGGTAATTACGCAAGCGCACTCTCCTGTCGAAGAGCACGCCGAGCACCTCAAAAATCAGGCGTGGAGCCCCATCATCGCGCCAGCTCAAAAGGATGTTGTACGGAACCCTGAACTGAAGCTCTTCCCATATATCGACTGCTGACATCCCAGTGAGTAAGGAGAAACAAGCCAGCGAACACATCGGCTTATATTCCAAGTCATCCACGAAACCGTGCTCCATCGAATTCCACTCAGCATCTGGATTGCAGAACTTGGCTCGCGGCACCATGATCACCAATGAAGTGTGCGCACTACCACCGACAACCTCCGGGATCAGCGGCTCCGGTTGACCATCTCGAAAAGCCTCCTCCACTTGTACGGGAATCCTCATTACATCAACATCCACAGCCGTACGAACGGGAGCTTTAGACAGCTCCTTTGGAACTTGATACTCGTCCACGATGACTGGCTCGAGGTCTGGTTTCGTTGGCATGGAAACATGCACAACTGAATCCGCTTCATCTTCGTTCTTTTCAGCTGGGGGAGCTACCTGGATCGGTCCCTGAGGATCCTCTCGTACTAACCTCTCCTCACCGGTTTGGTCATCCACTTCAACTACTTTGACTTCACCGCCACGTTCTGATTCCTCATCCTCTGCGCTGTTAAACTCCTCCCGCACTCCCGGGGGCAATTCTACTTCTTCATTTTCGACTACACTCTCCGCCGCTACAGGCGTCTCTTCTACACGTTTGACTTCAGCGGCAACTCTTTCCTCACGCTGCTCAGCGAGGACTTCGTTGCAGTGAGCGACCCAATCCACATCACAAAGTCGGCTCTTGGTCGACTTGGAGATGGTCTCAGGATCCACACTCCCTAAGCGAGGGAAAGCGGTCTCATGAGGGAAATCATTGGGATCACGACTGACCTCGACGCCTTGGTCAGAGAAAACGTCCATCGCCGATGGCCACATGCCCTCGAGGATAGTCACCTTCTCAGGCTCGTACACCACGTGAAATTCGTCTGAAACCAAGCGCATGTACATCTCCAGCTTCGCTCGCCTTACCTCAAGACGCCAACCGACGAGCGTCCCAGCGACCAGCCCCAAGGAACATAGCCAGGACCATCGATCACCAAAGATAGTCGCGATGAGTCCACGGCCGATCATCATTTGAGTCGCGAGATAATCACCTTCCCAAGCCTGGTAAAGCAACACCCCAGCGTTGAGGGACCAACTAACGAAACCACTCGTCAACAACGGCGCCACAGCGCAGACAGCATGCAACAATGTCTCTAATTTGTGCTTCCACAAAAACCTAGCCGTTCCATGCAAGACTGGCAAAACCAACAACTCCAGCCACCCAGCAGTGAACTTACTCTCACCGAAGTCACCAAAACGGAATTCCCTAAGAGCTACTCCGACGTGGAACAATCGCTGGAAAAGTTCATTCGGCAATGCGCTGTATTCCGGGCTTTTCTTCATGTTGTCAATCTTAGCCATCAAAGCCTCTCTCGCTGTGTTAGGCTTCAACACAGGGAGATAATCGATAACCTCGATCAACAATTTGTTGGGCAAGATCAACCGACCTCGCTCAGACGATTTACCATCACCCGATACGAATACGTCCGGAAGGACACAATGGTCCTTTCTACTAACACGTAAAGGCATCAAGACTTTCGCCACCTCTCTTGGCTCCACACGACTCACCAGCACCACATACTGATCCAACACGTCTAAAACCACGCTCACTTGCAAGCGAACGAGCGAATCAGGACCCACCACCATAATGTCTCGTGGGGTTAACATGCGTCGAGCATGACCACGTTCGAAGCGATACTGCCCTGCGCTTTTCCCACCCGGCAGGTAATAACCGGCCGCGCAATCTTTCTCATCCCAACGCAAGTCGTAGAGTTCTGGATACAAAGAACTATGACAACCGTCAGCCTCTACTTGGACTACCCCATGAATCAAAAGCCTCTTGAGAGCAGGGCTAGTGGAAAAATGCCGTCCAATCTGCACGTCCTCGATAAACTGGCCCGCCTCAATTATCAAGCCATCAGCTAGATTCCCAAAAGTACCATCCCAAAGAGCAGTGTCCGAATAGCGCACTTTGTCGCGTAACTCAAATTCTGGATTCTCTAAGAAGAGCTTCTTGCCAGAGATCCTGCGCAATCGCTCGAATTTCGCCCTTTTCAAATTTACGACGAGAGTACCGTCGCGCAATATAGGGGCGATCTTATCGTAGAGCATATGAGCCTCTACGGCTTTATTAGCACCATGAGCGTGAGCATCAAAGTGTTCGGAAGAGCAAGGAACACCGTGATCCAGAAGGAAACGCAATTTCTCTTTGGGAACCATATCAGCTCCTCGCTCTCGCAACTTCTCCTCAAACACTCTCAAATTAGCGGCGCTCGCCAAGTTGACCCCCTCCATGACATTAATACTAAGATTTAATCTCGCTAGATCGACCCCAGTATCCACGGTTTGTGCTGACCAACCATCTTGAGCACCAACGAGGCAATAGAACTCAAATAACAACCCCAACCGAGTCGCTAAATCTTCCGCGAAATCCATCGGAAGGCAAGGACCAAACACCTCGATTAGATCTTGCCAAATCCCTTCTGGAAACACTCTCGTCCAACAACAACCAACCGACGACTCCCAAAAGGAACCCCTTGGAATAAATTTTTCGACGGCTTCATCATCAAAGCCAATCGAGCCTCCTAAGGGCTCCACGGGCCCAAAATCAGCTAAGAAAAGGTCAATAGACTCGAGAGAGG